CTACGCGGACCTCCTGATCCTAGACGAGTGGCAGCTCATGAACGAGGACGCTTGGGGCGTCGTCGGGGCGCCGATGCTCCTAGACAACGATGGCGATGCCGTCTTTATCTATACGCCGCCGTCGCTCCACTCACGCTCGACGTCGAAGGCTAGGGACCCTCGCCACGCGGCCAAGATGTACGAGATGGCCACGCAGGACACGACCGGGACGTGGTCGACGCACCACTGGACGAGCCACGAGAACCCGGTCATCTCGAGGGCGGCGCTCGGTCGCATCACTAGCGATATGACGGCGCTCGCGTACCGCCAGGAGATCGAGGCCGAGGATATCAACGAGGTTGCCGGCGCGCTGTGGACCCGCGAGCTGTTGGATCGGGGCCGAGTCGATGAGGCGCCCGACCTTGAGGAGCTGACGCGCATCGTGGTCGGCGTCGACCCGCCTGGGGGCGCGACCGAGTGCGGCATCATCGCGGCCGGCACGGCGCTGTGCGACTGCAAAGGCAAGGACAAGATCGAGACGCACGCTTTCGTGCTGGCGGACCGATCGATTCGTGCGGCCCCTGACGTGTGGTCGAAGACCGTCGTCGACCTCTACAACGAGCTCGAAGCGGACCGCATCGTTGGCGAGAAGAACTACGGCGGCGACATGGTCGGCCACACGATCCGGGGCGCGGCCCAGCACATGGGCGACGCGATCAGTTACAAAGACGTCCAGGCCACCCGGGGGAAGGCGGTCCGCGCCGAGCCGATTGCTGCGGCCTATGAGCGCGGCCGGATCCACCACGTCGGCCAGCTCCCGCTTCTCGAGGAGGAGCTTGTCTTCTGGGAGCCCGGTGGGGGCGGCAGCTCGCCGAACCGACTCGACGCGCTCGTCTGGGCACTGACTGAGCTCATTGTGACGGGTGGGGCGGGAAACGTGAGATTCATCGGATGACGAGACGAAGGACGGCTCAAGTACTCGAAGCCGCTGGCGCCCTCGCGATCATTGGCGGGCTGCTCTCCTTCAGCGTGGCGCTCGCGATCGCCGCCGCTGGGGGTATGCTGCTCGCGATCGCATTGGTCGTCGAGCGTGGAGGTGTCGAATGACCCTGCTCAGTCGAGCCCTAAACGTGATTGCTCGTGCCGCTCCCGATCGACCTCCGGCCTCGATGTCAGGCGGTTCCGGCTTCATGCTCGAAGGAGCGAGCGGGGGCTCGTCCTCGAGCGCAGTGGCGAATCTCCAAGCGTACAGCGCAACCGGGTGGCTATTCGCGGTCGTTCAGCGGATCTCCACGGCGGTCGCATCGGCCGAGTGGAAGCTCTACACCGTTCGCAGCAACGGCGACCGGACCCAGGTACGGAACCACCCGCTCCTTGATATCTGGGAGTCTGCCAACCCGTTCTCGACCCGCGACGACTTCGTCGAGACGTTCCAGCAGCATCTCGAGCTAACGGGGGAGGCCTACTGGCTGCTCGTCGGTGGGCCGATGCGCCCCGAGGAGCTGTGGCCGCTCCGGCCTGATCGGATGAAGCCGATCCCGGACCGCGCCAACTGGCTCCGCGGCTGGGAGTACACGGTCAACAGCGGGCGGATCTTCCTCGAGCCTGAGTGGGTCGTCCAGCTCCGCAGCCCGTCGCCGATGGACCCGTACCGTGGTATCGGGCCGGTGGGCTCCGTGCGGACAGACCTCGAGACGGAGAGGAGCGCCGCCGAGTGGTCGCGGTCGTTCTTCCGCAACAGCGCCGAGCCTGGCGGCGTCCTCCAGTTCGATGACAACCTAAGCGATGCCGACTTCGAGAAGCTCGTCATGCGCTGGCAGGCGCAGCACCAGGGCTCGTCGAACGCGCACCGGGTGGCCGTAATCGAGAAGGGGAAGTGGGTCGACCGTAAGATCACACAGCGGGACATGCAGTTCGAGCAGCTCCGTCATTTGAATCGAGACCTCATCCTCGGCGCCTTCGGGATGCACGCCTCGATCATGGGCATTGCTGAGAATGTCAACCGGGCCAACGCCGAAGCCGCGGAGGTGCATTTCGGCCGGTGGCTGGTGCGGCCGCGCCTCAGGCGCATCCGCCGAGCCCTCAATGAGCGGGTCGCGCCGTTCTTCGGCGCTAACCTGGAGTTCGACTTCACGGACCCCGTCCCAGACGATCGCGAGCTGGACCTTCGCGAGGCCACCGAGGGATATACCGCCGGGTTCCTAACCCTGAACGAAGCGCGCCGGCGGCTCGAGGAGAGCGAGGTCGACGGTGGGGACGAGTTCCGCGCCATCGGGATGTCCCCGCTGATGCTCGACGTTAGCGGGAGTCCGTACCGGCTGCGGTCCGCTGATGACGCCGACATCCGGCCGACGGAGGTCAATAGCAGCGAGGATCGGATGAGCTTGGCCTGGGCACGCCGACTCACCGCCGAGCTGGAGGCCATCGTGCTGTTCTTGACGCCGTTCTTCGCCCGCCGCGTCCGGGTGAATCCCCGCCGCGTCACCGAGAAGATCGAGATCGGGGACATCGATACCTTCGACTGGGACTGGTATGGCCGCTATGGGGACGAGGTAGCGGGCGAGCTGTCGACCGCTTTCGGGGTAGCGATGGTCGCGGAGTTCCCCGGCATGCCCCCGGAGCGTCTCCAGCTACTCGCGAGCCTCTGGGCCAGGGAACGGGCGGGGGATCTCCTGCGCCTGGACGGATCGCTCAGCCTGGCGGCGACCACTCGAGCGCGGGTCCGTGAACTCGTCGGAAATGCGATTGAATCCGGCGAACCGCTCGGCACGCTGCAAAAACGGCTCCGCGACGACCCGGTGTTCTCCCGAGAGCGCGCAGCTCGCGTCGCCCGGACCGAGACGGCCGTCGCGCTGGGCCAAGGACAGAAGGGCGCCGCCCTCGAGCAGGGCCGTGACGAGAAGCGGTGGATGACGCAAGGGGACGTTCTCGTGCGGCCGGCGCATGTCGAGAACGCCAGCGCCGGATGGATCAGCATCAGCGCGGCATTCCCGAGCGGCCAGGACACGATCGGGAACGGACCTGCGAGCCTCGTCGTCAATTGCCGCTGCACTGTCATCTATCGAACGGCCCCGGTCCAGGACTCGATCTCAGAGTTCCGGTGCCCGGAGGATGGCCTTCTGCTCGGGCGCGACGTCGCCCCCGGCGAGGCTCGATATTGCCGACGATGCAAGCAAGAGCACTCCGCGCCCCTCTTGACAACACACATCACCTAGTCGTTAAATCTCCGACGACGCACATCTGCGTAACACAACTACATAGGCCCGTGGGGTTCGGTCCGAGGCGTGAGGCCCAGCACCAAACCCACCCCGTGAGGCGAGAGGCCCGATCAGCGCGAACCACCGGAACGCGCGGTTGGGCCTTTGTTGTTGGTGGCGGAGGAGTGAGAGATGAAGCGACCCGTGACGTTCGGCAATCGCAAAGGCCTACAGACCTTCGTGCATGCCGAGACGAAGGTCGTCGATATGGAGAAGGGCGAGGTCGAGGCCTGGGTATCATCCGAGGCGAAGGACCGGGACGGCGACATCATCCGTCAGGCCTTCTGGGATCTCTCGAATTTCGAGAAGCACCCGGTGCTCGTGAGCTCGCACAACTATCGAGACCTCACCGCCCAGATGGGCATCTGGCGGGATATGGAAGTCTCCCGCAAGAAGCTCGGCGGCATCGCCGTCTATAACCTCGGGGAGGGCAATGAGCAGGCCGAGGCAGGGTTCCGGCTCGCGGTGCGCGGTCAGGCTGCGTTCTCCGTCGGCTTCATCCCCGACATGAAGGAGGCACGTGAGCTGACGGACTCATCTGGAAGCTTCTGGCCCAATTATGAGTTCCGTGGTCAGGAGCTTCTTGAAGTCTCACAGGTCACGATCCCGTCGAACGCGGACGCACTCCAACGGATGCTGAAGGACGGCCATGTCGATCCCGACATCCTGGAACTGCTTGAGGATGAGCTCCGATCCGCCGACGCCGCCGGACTTGACGATCCTGATGGCTTGGCCGATCACATCGTCGCCGTCCTCGAGAAGCGACTCCCGAAGCTGATCGGCCCACTGCTCGAGGCAGCCGGCACCGCCGCGGTCGACGAGTATGTGCGCCGCGAAGCAGAAGCGGCCACCCTCGCCGCAGAGCAGGCCGCAGAAGCCGTAGACGACGACCCTGCCCATGAGGCCGACGATGGCGCTGACCCGTGGGAGGATTTCGACCCAGCAGCCACAGCCGAGCGGGCGACCGCGACGGCACTCGATCACTTCGTGGAGGTATGACGATGCATAGGTTCTTAGTGGCGGTCGATAGTAAGCAGCACCCGATCATGATCGGGGGCCGGTGGCACATCAACACCAGCCATCACGGGCTGGTCGCGGTCCCGGCTGGTGGTAGCGGCACTACTAGCCTCGAGACGGAGAAGGATCTCGAAGACCTGCTGAACAACCCGACGAAGTTCAAGGACTTCATCGCGGGCACGGTCCGGGACACGATGGACGATAGCGTCGCGGAGGGCGTCGAAGCAGGCGTCTCCAAGGCGCTCGAGGCCAAGGGCTTCGCAGCCCGCCCGCCTGGCCCCGGGTCGGAGGTAGCGAACCCGCTGCCTGGCGAGACGCGCGGTTCGTGGTCCAGCTCGTTGCAAACGTCGGAGATCCGGCGCGAACAGCTCGTGCGGCCTATCCTCCAGCGCCGAGAGGCCATTGCCCTGAATGACAACTTCGAGCACTTCGGAGCCTTCCTTTCGGCGATCCACCCGGCGATGATCCAACGCAATGGCATTGACGAAGCGAAGCTGAAGGTCCTCGGCGAAGGCCAGGGCGACCAAGGCGGATTCCTCGTCCCCGACCAGTACAGCATGGAGCTGCTCTCGATCGCCCTTGAGACGGCGGTCGTGCGGCCCCGTGCCCTCGCGATGCCGATGACGGGGCTCACGCTTCGGATGCCGGCGATCAGGGACGCGTCGCATGCCACCAACGTCTTCGGCGGGGTGCAGGCCTACTGGACACCTGAGTCCGGGTCTATCACCGCGAGCGAGCCGACCTTCATGTCCGTCGTTCTGACGGCCAAGAAGCTCGTTGGCTACACGACCGCATCGAACGAGCTGCTCGCAGACTCGGCGATCCCACTCGAGGAGCTGATCCGACAACTCTTCGGACCGGCGCTCGCATTCTTTGAGGACGACGCCTTCATCAACGGCGTGGGCGGCGGACAGCCGCTCGGGCTGCTCAATGCCGATGCCCTCGTTACGGTGGCGAAGGAGACGGGCCAAGCGGCCACGACCATCGTCAAGGAGAACCTCGACAAGATGTACAGCCGGATGCTCCCCGCCTCGCAAGCGCGGGCGGTGTGGATTGCGCATCCGGACACGGTCCCGCAACTGTTCGCGCTTTCCCAGGTCGTCGGCACCGGCGGCGCCCCGGTCATGGTGATGAACATCGCCGACACGCCGACGTTCACCATCTACGGGCGGCCGGTGATCATTACGGAGAAGTGCCAGACGCTCGGCACCGCCGGCGACATCTTCTTCGTCGATTTCCGGTACTACCTGATCGGCGACAGGCAAGCCCTCGAGATGGCTGCTTCGCCGCACGTGCGCTTTACGAACGACGAGACGGTCTTTCGCTTCGTGCAGCGCGTCGATGGGCGCCCGTGGATTGACTCCGCGCTGACGCCCCGCAACGGCTCGAGTACGCTCACCCCGTTCGTCAACCTGGCGACGAGGTCGTAAGGCTAGGACAACCGCTCCAGTGGCGCCCTGGCGATAGCTCAGGGACGCGATCAAAGGAGGAGACAGACCATGAATCAGCGACTGAGTGAACACGCGAGCTCGGACTTCTTGGAACAGGCCGACATCGGCGGGACCAATGCCCAGAATGCCGGCGGCTATCTCGCGATGACAAACTACAACCGGTGCTATGCCCGGGTGGAGCTCGGCACGTGGGATAGTGGTGACGACCTGGACGAGTGCCGCCTCCAGCAGGCGTCTGACTCGTCCGGCACGAGCGTGAAGGACCTCACGACCGATGCCAGCGGGGGGAACTACGACACTGACAACCCGGTGGACGCCGACGGCGACTTCGTCGTTCTCGAGGTTCGGGGTGAGGACATGGACCTCAACGCCTCAGCGCCGTTCGACTACGTGCGGCTGTACGTCGCCGAGGGCGGCAACACGGGGGTCGACAACATCTTCGGCGTCCTGATCCGCTACGAGCATGCCAACGGGCGCAAGGAACTTCAGGGGGCGGCCTCAACAGGTTCCCAGGTCTACGTCGACACGAATACCTAGACGAACGCTAATCAAGGCGGGGGCGGGGGTTCCTAGAATCCCCCGCCCCGTAAGCTTCGAGGAGTCAGCTGGTGGTAGTCGTCGTGCAAGGCAACAAGCGGGAGATCCCGGGAGACATCCCGGTCCTCTTCTGGTGGGATATGGTGCTCGAGTATGAGCAGCGCCCGGATCTGCTGGGCGACCTGGCCTTTTACGACCCGGTAATGGAGCTGATCCCGGTAAATCTGCTCCTGCGTTTGAAGGCGCAGCTCGCCGTCTGGCACGAGATCCTCGATGAGTACCCGGACGATATCGCAGTCTGGTGGCCCGTCCGCCTGGGCAGGCGGCACGGATATATCCCCCACACCCACCTGGCCGCGCAGGCGACGATCGACGACGTCAACGTCCTCCACTGCGACTATTGCGGCGCGCGGTGGAGTGCCCCGCACCCGGACCGCTGCAAACTCTGTGATCGAATTATTCTTGTCCCTGAGGCGGTGAATGATGGGAAAGCTCGCGACGATGGAAGCACCAGGTGGAGCAGGGCTCTATGTGAAGTGCCCGAACTGCTCGAAGATGTACAACCCGACCGACTCGGTCCCGCGCTCGTGCAAGCGGTGCGGCGCTCCGATGGACATCGGGGAGGCGCTCGGATTCGCCAACGCCCAGGCCGAGGAGCCTAAGACGGCGGCGACCCGTGGAGCCCCGCGCGGACGGAGGAACCGGATGATCGACGAAGCGCCAACGGCAAAGGCCGGTGACGGGTCTTCGTCGGTACCGATGTTCCTTGAAGTGCCAGAAGGCGACGAGATGGACGAGGGCGAAGCCGAGCAGACCTAGCGGCCGCTCACAGAATCCGGGCGCTTCATAGGCGCCCCAGAAGAAGGAGCACAGGATATGGCTAATGTTATCGGCCAGCGTAAGGGCGGGAACCTCGTGTATGTGGACCAGGGCGCGCACCTGATGCGCGTCGTCGACGCAATCGGACCCGACGTCATCAAGTACGAGTTTCTCCCCTGGGTCCATAACGTCCAGGACGAGAACGCGACCGGGACGGACCCGGAGGGGTTCTTCACGACTGTCGTCGAGGCCGGCACCGGCACATCGGAGCTCGACCAGTCCAATTCGATTGGCATCCTGGCCCAGATGGTGACGGCGGCGGACGAGAACGACGGGATCAGCCTCCAGCTCGTCGGCCCCCATTTTGAGTTCACAAGCAATCAGCGGCTCGTCTATTATGGCATCGAGCTCGATATCAGCGACGTCGATCAGACGGATATAC